CGGTGTGCCTCGTTGGATCAATCAACTCCCCTCTGTTCTAGGGTCTCGAAAGGCAGAGGAGTTCAACCTGGAGTTCTTCGACTCCGGTGGCCTTCCTCCATTGCTGGTGTTGGTTCAGGGTGGTTACCTCGGTGATCAAGTCCGTGACAGTCTGCAAGCCCACTTGAGCGGCAAGGGCAGTCGCCACCGAGCCGCCATTGTCGAAGCCACATCCTCCAGTGGGTCCCTGGATTCTTCTGGTTCCGTGAAAGTGACCGTAGAACGGTTTGGCACCGAGCGCCAGCAAGACTCTATGTTCCAGCAGTACGACAAAAACTGTGAAGACCATGTGCGGGCAGCTTTTCGCTTGCCACCCCTGTTCACGGGCCGTGCCCAGGATTACAACTTCGCAACGGCTATGACAGGGTACATGACGGCGGAGGCCCAAGTATTTAAGCCGGAGAGGGTTGAGTTTGACGAGCGTATGTGGTGGATTGTCAAAGTGCTGGGCGTAAAGAACTACACGTTCAAGTCCAAGCCTATGACGTTGACAGACGTGACCACTCAGATCGCCGCCTTGACCCTGGTAGCGCAGCAACAGCTCGCAGAGACTGAGGGTGTGGTGACCGAGATCAACAACTTGACTGGCCTGAATCTCAAGTTCAAAGAACCACCGACCAATACTGACCCACAAGACCCCTCTCAGCCGTCTACCGGGGCCATACCCCCTACACCTACCCCTGAGATCAAAAAGACCCCCCCGGGCCTTCCCTTGGGTAAGCTCTCTGTTGTCAAAACCGAGAGGGTAACCGACCTCATGGCCCTGGCGTCTAGCTGGGCCTCAGTGCTGGGCTTGGCAGGGGAAAACAATTTGAGCCCGGAGAATGTTCGGGTGGTCAAAGAACAGGTCAATGCTTTGGAGGGGGAGGACGTTCGGATATTCACCGAAGCACTTGCGCTTAAAAGCCTTGTAGGCTCTCATGTTGACATCGAAGGAATTGCGGAGCTTTGCTCTTGCTTAACACACACGGAGGAGGCATGAGATTTGCTATTCTGAGCGCCTCGGAATTCGGGGGAATCTCTCTTGTTAGAAAGGACAGCGCAGCGTCAAAAAAAGCTTGGTTGACCCGCCCACGTAAGTCTTTTAGTCTGTCGAGTCACAACGCTGCAAACGATGACCCGAGCGTAACCGCTAGAAAAGTGTTGTCCGCCTTTACTGCTGAGGATCGCCAGGAAGTTGCCAAGGCCTTGATCCGTTCCTCCACGGTACCATCTTCCAAGGCAGACAACACCATCAAAGACGGACCCAACAAAGGTCAGTACACGAAAGAGCGTCAGGTACTTCATAACAAAATTATTGCCAAGTTCCTGAGTCCTGAGAACATCGCAGCAGCCACCCCCGCAGAGGGGGAAGCCCCTACCTACGTGGTCCTGGGTGGTCGAGGAGGTTCCGGTAAGTCTGCGTTTACCGACCCTACTTCTTCGATCAAGGAGTTCGATTCTTCCAAGTTTCTCAAGCTAGATACCGACGCCATCAAGGGGATGCTGATACCTCCTTATGCGGGCTGGAACGCAGGCTCTGTGCATGAGGAGTCTTCTGACATCTTTGAAGCCATCACCTCCGTTGCCACGGGGGCCAGACTGAACCTATTGCATGATTCGACCCTGAAAACCAATGGCGTTGAATCCACCATCAAGAACCTGAAATCAAAGGGCTACAGAGTGGAGGGCCACTATATGTACGTACCTCGGCAGGTGTCTGCTGTTCGAGCGGTGAAGCGGTACCTGGGAAAAGGTCCGGGCCAGCGCGGTCGCCTTGTACCTGTGGATGTGATCCTGGCGAACATCAACAACGAAAAAAACTTTGATTCGTTCAAGCCATATTTCGATAAGTGGTCTTCCTACGACAACATGGTTCCTAAAGGCACCGCTCCTAAACTCCTCGGAAGGGGTCCGTGACATGACCAAACCTGAAACCACCGCCACCGATCCATCATTGATGTGGTTGAACGATCCTTTCGTGGTGGCTCGTACCCCCGCTGACCTCAAGCGGATAGACGCTGTTCTGTTCTCGTTCGTTCAATCATCCAAGAATCTGTCCTTGCTCCCTGATAACCTCAAGGCGGCATATTCTGAGTGGCTGAAGACCAATCCTGCTCCGTAAGCCATGACCATCACAGCAGCCAGCTTTATTGCGTTGGAGACATCCCTGTCTCGACGCTTGGAGACCACCATGAGAAAGGTGGGGGCATCTCTATACCCTAAGATCGAAAAAGCTATAGCTGCCCAAGACTGGGTGGGTGCTGAGTCGTTGGTTCGGGGTATAGATCTGTCCTCTGTATTTGATCTGAACGAAAAGTACATTGTCTACGTCAGCCGACTGGCTATGTTGTTTGGGGCAAGTAGAGTTACACCTACCCCTGGTACATCCCTTGTGGGCCTGGGATTTGAGACAGAGACTATCGGGAGGGTCATTGACTCGTTTCGCCTTGGGGTCATTCTGAACACCCAAGAAAATCTGATCGCCTACGGATTGCAGTTAATTGCACTGGAAATGTCCAAGGTTGAGACGGTGCTAAAAGACGCAGACGCATCCCGGAAAGCCTGGGTCACCCGCCGCCGCCTTAATGCAGGCCTTGCAGCTGCGGAGCCTTCCAATTGGACCGGGAAGATAGACCCCGACCTGGGATTGTCCAAGGCGGACCAGCTCACCATCGAGACAGCCCTTCAGGACCTTTCGGGTCAGTACCCCTCCTTAGCCAAGATCAACGTTACCAGCGGGGACTGGCTGGACGAGACTGGGGGTCTGGCTACCAAGAGCAATACCTCCATATACCTGAACAAGACCAAGATCAACGAGGAGGGTTTTATGGAAAAGTACGCTAAGGAGTGGGACGGGGCTATGGTGGACCCTAGCCTCCGAGGGATCATTGTCCATGAGTCAGGGCACATTTTGGACGGCCAGCTTAGAGAGCAACTTGGCTCCAAAAAGTACAACGCCTTCCTAGACCGGAATCTCAGGTCGGACATAGCCCAGACAACTCCCTACGGAATGGAGAATGACATGGAGTTTATGGCGGAGTCGTTCACCACTCACTTTCTCAAAAAAACCCCCAACGGAGTGCACCCCAGCATTTCGGCATTGATTACCTCTACCGCCAAAAGTATTTGGGACGAGGCAGACAAGCTGCTATGACTATCACCACCAACCCAAGCATCCTGGCTCGATGCAAGTCCAGGATCTCCAAACTGGCTGCTAGCCCTGTTCAAAAAGCAGAGGCGAGTGTCGTTCGACCTTTCGTATCGTTCATGGATTCCCAAGGGGACGCCCAGTTCCGAATAGTCTCAAGCCTCCACACCTCCAGGCTGTCAGCCTATGGCTTCACGTCTGAGGCTCAGTATCTGGGTATCACCCAGTACCAGTTGAATGAGCAATTGGACGGCAGGACTTGCCCGGTGTGCGCGTCCTTACACGGCAAAGTGTTTGAGGTCTCTGACGCCAGATCCCTGCTGGATGTCGTCACCAGAACCCAAGACCCTGACGAATTGAAATTACTCCAGCCCTGGCCTAAGCAGACCAAGGCTGGAATTGAAGAGTTGCAAGGCCTTAGCACGGCTGAGCTTGTGTCGAGAGGATGGCATGTCCCCCCGTTTCACCCTAGGTGTCGAGGCCTGTTGTCTCGCGTCGGGAAAGTTGGACCCTTGAGTGTGGCCCCAACTTACAACGATGCGACCTATGAATCAACCCCTGAAGACTTTATTCAGATGGGGATCAACCTATCACCCACCAAGGTACAACAATGGAATTCCCTGATTCAAACATCCCCAGCGGATCTGATAGCGCAATTGACCGGCTCAGTCTCGGAGACAGTGTTAAGCACTTTGCTAACCACCCAAACACCCCAGAAAGCAATCGGGCTATCCAACCTCTCCGTTACCTCCAAAGGGGTCAGCATAGAGCTACAAACCCCCGCCTTTGGCTCAGCAGGTCTCGTTACGCAGGCCTACTCCTTTTTAGTGGGCGGGGACCTCTTCGTTGGCTTGGTTGATTTTAAGGGGGCTGATTCAGTTCTGTTTCCAAAGGTCTTGAAGGCGATATTCGGGGTTGCTAAGCAGACTTCTATGAAAGCTGTGAAGCTGATCGCCTCTGATCTTGGGGGGTGGGCCTGGGCCAAATATGGCTTTGCTCCAGGCTTGTCTGTTTGGAATTCCATCAAACGGCAGATCAAAGACTTTGTCAAAAATAATCCAACCGTTCTCAAATTAGCATCACCAGCGGAACTCAAGGCCTACACTGCTATCATGGCGTCCTCTGACCCATACGACATTTTTGCCCTGGCAGACCTACCAAACCTTGGCGAGGCTTTGCTGAAAAATACCACCTGGGTCGCCTCTTTGAAGCTAGATCACGTTGAGTCTGTGGCCCGATTTGCCAGCTATATGAAGTGACCATGATCCCTCCTTACCCTATAACCGGCCCGATAAAGGACCCCGCTGTAGTACACTTGCCCCTAGAAAATAGGGCTCTCCCCTACCCAGAGGCTATCTTGTTGCGGGTGGCCTCACGGCTCACCAACCTAGGCCTCGAAAAATCGGAGGTCTCAGAATTACTTAGGGGATAGCATGTACGCTGACATTTTTTTAACGGTACTAAAGGATTCTGAGGCATCTCGTAAGGCATGGCTCTCCCGCACCAGGGCCATCAATCGTCAAACTTCTACAGTCACAGCCCCCAATGGGAAGTCTAAGGTTGTCGGGGTGTGGGGCAATGAGGACGGCACCCCCTTAGACAAGAAATCGGCTGCAATCCTTGCCAGCTTGAAGTCCCCCATTCCCCCTTCTTGGACCGATGTTCGGATGACCAATGATCCGAAGTCCAGTGTTCTTGTGCAAGGGGTGGATGCAAAAGGCCGTGGGCAGTCTCTCTACTCCAAGGAGCACACCACCGCTGTGGCCGTAGCCAAAC